AATCTTTAATTAATATTATGACTCATTTACATAGTGCTAAGTATAGATTTGGTTTTACTGGAACTTTAGATGGAACACAAACTCATAAATGGGTTCTTGAAGGCCTATTTGGTCCATCATATAAAGTTACAAGAACTTCAGAATTAATGGAAAAAGGATTCATTTCTTCATTAGATATATTTTGCTTATTAATGAAACATTCTCCAAAGAAATTTGAAAATTATGAAGAAGAAGTTCAATATTTAATAGGGAATGAAAAAAGAAATAAATTTATTAAAAATTTGGCTTTGGATTTAAAAGGAAATACATTAATTTTATTTTCTAGAGTTGAAGCTCATGGAAGGGTATTGTACGATTTAATAAATAATAGTGTCAATGATAGAAATGTATTTTTTATACATGGAGGCGTTGATGTTGATGAGAGAGAGAAAGTACGAGAAATTACTGAGAGAGAGGATAATGCTATTATAATTGCATCTTATGGTACAATGAGTACGGGTGTTAATATTAAAAATTTACATAATGTTGTATTCTCATCTCCTAGTAAATCAAGAGTTAGAAATTTACAAAGCATCGGAAGAGTCCTGAGAAAAAGTCAAAATAAAAATAAAGCAGTTCTTTATGATATAGCTGATGATATAAGCTATAAATCATATAAAAATTATACTTTAAATCATTTTATAGAAAGAGTCAAGATTTATAATGAAGAAAATTTTAATTATGAAATAGTACCAGTAAATTTAAAGTAAATGATGGAAGAAGAGTTCTATGCTAGTTTAAAATTTAAAAGTGGTGAAGAGGTATTCTCTAAAGTATCTGTTTGTGATGATGAAGAAGAAATACTATTGTTATTATTACATCCTATAGTAATTAGTTCAGTAAAATCTAGAGAAGGTACTGTAGGATTTAAAATAGAACCTTGGTTAAAAACTTCTAGTGATGATACCTTTATAGTAAGAATGGATGATATATTAACTATATCTGAATCTAATAATATAGATATGATTATGGCTTATGAATCTTATACCAGACAAATAGATAAATCTAAAAGTAACTATTCTAAAATAGATCGTAAAATGGGTTATATAGGATCTATAGATGAAGCTAAAGAACTTTTAGAGAAAATATTTAAAGATACTTAAAGAACTTAAAGATATAATATTTTCTTGAACCCTGACAAGGCATAGTCTACTGTATTTCCAAATGGCTGTCAACTTTTTTAGAATGTTGCCAAATACTCAATAAGGTGCTATTATATCTGTAACGATTGTTTTTATAGATATATAATGATTAGCACAAATGTAATGACAAAAAGAAAGAGATCCGTACATTATGTAAATAACAAGGAATTTCTTCATGCTTTGATTGAGTATAGAAACAACATTGAAATTTCTCAATGTAAAAATTTACCTAAACCGCCAATACCAAACTATATTGGAGAGTGTTTTTTAAAAATAGCAACTCATTTATCCTTTAAACCAAATTTTGTAAATTATATGTTTAAGGATGATATGATTTCCGATGGAATTGAAAATTGTGTTCAGTACATTCATAATTTTGATCCGGAAAAATCTCAGAATCCATTTGCTTATTTTACTCAAATAATTCACTATGCTTTTATTAGAAGAATTCAAAAAGAAAAGAGGCAAATAGAGATTAAGAATAAAATTCTTGAAAAAAGTGGATATAGTGAAGTTTTTGATTCTAGTGGATCTATTGATGGAGACAGTTATTCCGATTACAATTCTATTAAAGATGCAGTTCACAGTAAGTTGAGATATTGAATGAAAGTAGCCATAATTACTGATACCCATTGGTGTGCAAGAAAGTCATCTAAAGTATTTCAAGATCATTTTGAATCTTTTTACTCTAATGTATTTTTTCCATATTTAGAGGAAAATGGTATAGATACAATTATTCATATGGGTGATGCGTTTGATAGTAGAAAATCAATTGATTTATCCGGTCTTGATTGGACAAGAAGAGTTGTATTAAACCCCCTTTCAAAGTATAATGTTCACCTCATTACTGGTAATCATGATTGTGCTTTAAAAAATACTAATAAAATTAATTCGCCAGATTTACTTTTAAGAGAATATAAAAATATTAATATTTACAGCTCTCCTACGGAGATTACTGTAGGTAACTTAAACATTTTACTTTTGCCTTGGATTAATACGGAAAATGAAGAAGAAACTTTTAAACTTATTCAAAATACATCTTGCAAAGTTGCGATGGGGCACCTTGAGTTCCAGGGATTTAGAGTTAATAAAGCAATCTCCATGGAAGAAGGTTTGGATAGCAAATTATTTGAGAAGTTCAAATTTGTCTTCTCGGGACACTATCACACTAGATCGGATAATGGGAAAATCTATTACTTAGGAAATCCTTATGAAATGTTCTGGAGTGATGTTGATGATATTAGGGGATTTACTATTTTTGACACTGAAACGCTAGAGCATTTTCACGTAGATAATCCTTATACTTTATTTCATAGAATTTATTATGAAGATACTAATCATCAAACATTTGATACTAGAAAATATCAAAATAAAATTTTAAAAGTAATTGTTAAGAAAAAAACTAATCTAATAAAGTTTGAAAAATTTATTGATAAGTTATATCAAGCTAATCCAGAAGAAATTAAAATAGTAGAAGATTTTCAAATACAAAGTGGTGATAGTGAAGATGAAATCGAGGCAGAAGATACTCTTTCCATTCTTAGTAAATATATAACCGATTCTGATATTGATCTTGATAAATCAAAACTTCAGATTATGATGAAAGGAATTTATCAGGAAGCATGTGAGGTTGACTAAAATGTATATTTTAACCATTAGTGGAAGGGAGGATGAAGGAGCATATTCTGTAATTGATGATGATGGTGATAAGGTATTATATCTTTTTGAAGAAGAGGATGATGCGGTTAGATTTGGATTGCTTTTGGAAGAATCTGGATATCCGGAAATGCATGCTATAGAAATGGAAGATGATTTAATAGTAAAAACTTGCGAAATTTATGGCCATCGCTATACTATAATAACCCCAAATGATATTGTGATCCCACCAGAAACAGATGATAATTTTTAAAAAAATTCGTTGGAAAAATTTTCTAAGCACTGGAAAGGAATTTAATGAAATTGAATTAGATAAAAATAAAACCTCTTTAATCATCGGTTCTAATGGAGCTGGAAAAAGTACTGTTCTTGATGCTTTGACTTTTTCTCTTTTTGGTAAGCCTTTTAGGAAGATTAATAAGCCACAACTTTTAAATTCTGTTAATGAAAAAGATTGTAAGGTTGAAATTGAGTTTCTGATTGGATCTACAGAATGGAAAATTGTTAGGGGTATAAAGCCAAGTGTGTTTGAAATTTATAAAAACGCAAAGTTGCTAGATCAAAGTTCTACTACAAATGATCAACAAAAGTGGTTAGAGCAAAATGTACTTAAAATGAACTTTAAGTCATTTACACAAATTGTTATTTTGGGTAATAGTAACTTTGTTCCATTTATGCAGTTAACTAGCGCATCAAGGAGGGAGGTTATTGAGGATCTTTTAGATATTAAAATTTTCTCTTCAATGAATTCTATTGTGAAAGAGAAGATTAAATTTATTAAAGATGATATTAAGGTTCTTGAACTTAAAAAAGAATCACTTCTTGATAAAATCAAAATGCAAAATGATTTTATAGAAGAACTTGAGAATCGTGGAAAAGATAATATTTCATCTAACCAAGCTAAAATCAATTCGTTGATATCTGAAATTGATTCTTATACTGATGAAAATGTATCAAATGAAGAACCTCTTAATAACCTAATTAAAGAACAGGATTCTTTGATTGGCTATGCTGATAAACTAAGAAAGCTTGGAAATTTAAAAGGAAAACTTTCTGAAAAGGTTGATTTAATTGCTAAAGAGCATAAGTTTTTTAAAGAGAATACGGTATGCCCTACATGTACACAGCCTATTGATGATGAGTTTAGAATAAATAGAGTTGAGACTGCTCAAAATAAAGCAAAAGAGCTACAATCTGGCTATAAGGAGTTGGAGGAAGCTATTAAAGAAGAGGAAGAAAGAGAGCGTCAATTTAATATCCTATCTAAGGAAATTTCTAAACTAACGAATGGCATTTCTCAAAACAATATCAAGATTTCTGGGTGTAGACGACAAGTCAAAGAACTTGAACGCGAAATTCAAACAATTACCGAAAACATTGCAAACAGAAATACTGAGCATGAAAAGTTAGAAGATTTTAAGGATAATTTAAAAACCACATATGAAGAATTGATATCTAAAAAAGACATAATTAGATATTATGATTTTACTTATAGCTTGCTTAAGGATGGTGGAGTTAAAACCAAAATCATTAAAAAATATCTTCCTTTAATGAACCAGCAAGTTAATCGTTATCTTCAAATGATGGATTTTTACATTAACTTTACTCTTGATGATGAATTTAATGAAACAATCCAATCTCCAATTCATGAAGATTTCTCTTATGCTTCCTTTAGTGAAGGTGAAAAAATGAGAATTGATTTGGCACTTCTTTTCACCTGGAGAGAAGTTGCGAGAATGAAAAACTCAGTTAATACAAATCTTTTGATTATGGATGAAGTGTTTGATTCTTCGCTTGATGGATTTGGTACTGATGAATTTCTTAAGATTATTCGTTATGTGATTAAAGATGCTAATATTTTTGTCATCTCTCATAAGACTGGATTAGAGGACAAATTTGAAAGTGTCCTTAAATTTGAGAAAGTTAAAGGTTTTTCACGTATGGTGGTCTGATCCGCCTAAGAACAATGAACACCCCAAATTGGCAACACAACTCCGGTAAGCAGCAAAAACGAAAACTTAAGCCACAGGCACTTCGGCAAGCAAAAGCACGAAGACAAGCACTTAAGAAGCGTCTCCATCAGCGAGGCGCTTCTTTTTTATAAATAACTAAAAAGTATTTGTAACAATGGACGCAAAAGACATTCGCAATCTTTCAGAAGCGTATAATTCTGTTTATCAACCTCAGTATATTAGTGAAGAGATTGAAATTGCTACTGAGTATTTCTATGAGATGGGTTTAAATGAGTATGGAATTGATATTCTTATTGAAGAACTTGGAGAAGATGAGTTTGTTGATTGGGTTGATGAAATTGTTAAAGA